GCCCTGTTGTGATTTGCTTACAAAATGTATCTTTGATAGATTGCTAACATCCCTTCTTGGGTACATCGTTCACAAAGAACAGTTGTGATTTGCTTACAAAATGTATCTTTGATAGATTGCTAACATCTAACCAGATCGAGGGAATCAGCGTGATGCGTAGCCAGCTGTTGGCCCTGCAGCAGATTACGAGCAACACCTCACACAACGTGAACCTACCCGAGATACTGAGCGTACTGAAAACCATTGCCAATGGCGACTCGCTTAGGTCGACAGGACTGTAATTAACTAAACATCAACCTATGACACGAATAGCTAAAGATATTGCCAAGCAGGCCAAGCAGAAGGGTATATGCCAAGACTGGTATAAGGAGCTCAGGACCCTTGAGACGGTGGAGCAGCTGGCCGATATGTACCTTAAAGGGATCGACTTCTGCCTTGCCAACGATTTCCCATCAAACGACTATTTGAGGGCGAAATTCAAGGGCAAGATGGAGGACTATGGAATACACCTCGATGAGGTGTTTGGTAGCCTGAACGGGCGAAAAGTGGTAGCCTTGGGGTCGTGCCGGGCAGCGGTTGAGATTGATGAGCACCACGTAAGCGAGGTATTTGTGAAGCACACCAGCTTGCTTAACCTAACGGCCAAGGATTGCGCCTTTGTGATGGTGGATGCCTTTGAGAATACAAGGGTGAAGATTAAGGCCTACGGCGAGGCGAGGGTGGTGGTGAACCGCTACGGTAATGCCGAGGTTTACATCATTGAGAAGGGCAGGAATGCCATTGTGAAGATTGTGGATAAGAACAAAATAACCTACTAGCTATGAATATAGTGTATAAGCTCGACGGGGTGGATATTGTCACCTACGGGGTTCACATCTCCGCCTCGGATGGGTTGCTTAGCAAGCCCAACTTTAAGAAGCCCACGGCGCACAGCTGGCCTGAGTACCACGGCGAGGTGGTTGATTTGGGCAAAAGGGTTTACGACCCGAGGGTAATTCAGCTGGACTGCTTCATAGTGGCCGACAGTAAGGAGCTGTTCCTGACCAAGTGCAATACGTTTCTATCGGTTTTCGACAAGAGCGGCACCCTGAGGCTATCGGTTGCCGTTGACCCCACAAAGCCCTTGCTGTACGAGGTTTATCTGGATGGCGAACTCGACATTAAGAAGATTTGGAACGACGGCCAGATGACGGGCAAATTCACCATTAAGTTACGGGAACCAGAACCCGTAAAGCGGGTGATTAAGTATACCCGCACGAGCTCGCTCACCAGAACCGTAACCCTAACGATAACCAGCCCCAGGTTGGTTAACATATACTGGGGCGATGGCAACCACACCTTTGACGTGAGCGGCACCTCACAGGTGGTGACCCATAACTATACGGTTAATGGCGACTACTACATAGTGATAACTGGCAATATTGACGAGATAAGCTCGCTAACGCATAACGGAACACTGGTATGGAGCAAATTATAGTAACGCATTTGGACAGCAGCACCACCAAGCTGCAATCGAAGCAGAATGTAAGCACGATCACTAGAGCTAACCAAAAGGTGGAGCTACTGGGAGCCGACACGGTGGAGATCAGCGTGGAGTCAGCCACCAAGCTAAACTTCTACATTGGCGATAAGATAACGGTTATAGGCAGGGATTACACCCTGAACACCCCCGCCAAGGAGCACAAGCTGTCGGAGCGCAAGTTCGTGTACGATATGGTGTTTGAGGGGGTACAGTACGACCTGCTGCGGGTGAGCTACAGCGTTAACGTGGACACCACGAGCAACGAAATTCAAGACCTTTCGGGCGATTCCCTGACGGGCGATCTGAAGATGTTTCTGGACGTACTCCTGAGCAACGCCAACAGGGTATTCCCCGGCAAGTGGGTGCTAGGTACCTACCCCACCGACACGGAGACCAAAACGCTCACCTTTGGCGATAGCGACAACTGCCTATCCGTGCTGCAATCGTTGTGCTCTGAGAGCAACTACAACACCGAGTTTTCGATTGGCATAGCCCCCAACGGGGTGCGCACCCTCAATATTGGGGCTACTGGCAACGTATTCCCCTACACCTTCCAATACGGCAAGGGCAAGGGGCTGTACGAACTAACGAGGGAGAAGGTAAGTTCCGATGTTAGCAATCTATCAAAGATACATTTTGTAAGCAAATCACAACTTGATGACGAGTCGTGGTCCAGCAGTATCGATGTTAGCAATCTATCAAAGATACATTTTGTAAGCAAATCACAACTGTCGGCCATATAGCCTATCCAGCTCCT